CTTGATAGGCTCGCCATCGTTCCGATACATTGCTCCCCCTGTCATTGGGTCTGTAAAATATTCTCGTATCATTTTGCAAAAAGGTTTTCTTTATCAATGCCTGTTTCTTCTGCGAGAATATCAAAATGTTCTGGATTGTTGGGTTTGGTTTTTCCCTTCACCCACAATCTCACGGTAGCATCGTTTACTCCGCAAAGCCTTGCAACTCTGCTCACAAATTCTGTCTTCGGCGCATTAACTGTCGGCAACTGCTCGTAATAGTTTGATAAGTTCATATTCGTAAATTTTAAATGTTTATTCATCCCCAAAAGGCGCGTAGCCTTCTGTGTTAGTATCATACTCACTTGGGTCACGCAATTCTTGTCCGCTGCAATTATACCAAGTGTCTGTGTCGGCATTGTAATATTCGTAGCTATCGGAAGGCGCATAGTATCTGCGCTTTCCGTTCATCATATCTTCGAGTAAGCATATATCTTTCAGTTCATCAAAAAACGCTTCTGCGTTTGGATGCGACAAACTTGCAGTTGCAGTATCGCCAAAGTGTTTTGTAAATAATTCGCTTGTAGTCATAAGAAATAAACTTTAGAAGTTATAATCATAATGCTTAACAGGTTCATCTGCTAAAACAAACATTCCTGAACCGTAGTATTTTCCGTCTTTATGCAAGCGGATTCTTTCAACTCTGTTTTCAGGATTGCTTGTAATAATCCATTTTTGTAAGTCATTATCGGTATGACCAAGAAAACCGCCGGGTACAAAACTCTCTTGCAACTCTTTCTTGCAAGCTGGGTCTAATACGGCATCCATTTCTCTTACTTCAATCGTTTTTTCAGATACTCTACGAACAACCTCATAAGGGTAAATGTCGCTATATCCGATTCTGTTTGCATACTTTTTTGTTTCCATTTTAAATAGTGTTTTAATGTCATTTTTTAAAATATTCCTGTCATTCATGATTGTTCTGCAAATACTTTTATTACCTTTGTACTTTATATGTTTGAATTATGGTACAAAGGTAAGAAATATAACTGATATAGCAATGATAAAAGCAAGTAGTATCACTGATAATTAATAATGTTTAACTGTTAATATGTTTAGATTAAGAGATTTTAGGAAAGAGAAAGGGCTGACACAAGGAAAAATCGCTGATTTATTTGGGTGCGGTCAAACAAATATCACTGCTATCGAAAAAGAGGGCAAAAATCTTACCAATGAGCAGATTGATATTTTGAACAATGCATACGGCAAAGATTATATTGCACAATTTATTGAACCTGACATTGAACAAAGCAATTCAAATGACCTTATCCCATTCTACGATATAGTAGATACACATGGTGGAATTGTTGGTTATGCTGCAGATGTGGAAACTGCCGTATCTGTTCCATCGGGATATATCAGAGCCGGCGAATGGTTTGGAAAAAAAATAACACAGGCAATAAGGCATTATGGCGACAGTATGGCAGAATACCCAAGTGGTTGCATACTTGCCTTGAAAATAATTACCGATATAGACGAAATTGTTTGGGGTAGAAATTACGTTGTGGAAACACATCAAAATCGTGTTACAAAACGCCTGCAAAGTTGCAAAGACGAAAACTACGTGATGGCATACAGTTCAAACACAGAAACATATCCAGACGGAAAGCAAATACACGAGCCGTTCAGAATAAAAAAAGAAAACATAAGGCATATCTTTTTGGTTATCGGTATGATTTCAAAAGAGGAAAGCTCATCGCTTATGAATACTATATAAACAACTAATTAAAAATTAAAATTATGGATTTCAAAGATGTGGTAAAACAACTTGCAGAAAGAGTTGAGAAACTTAAGGACAGTTTGCAAACGGAAGAGGCAACGAAAAATGCGTTAATTATGCCATTCCTGCAGTCACTTGGATATGATGTATTTAACCCATACGAAATAGTTCCAGAGTTCACTTGCGACATTGGAATAAAAAAAGGTGAAAAAATTGATTATGCTATAATGAAAGACGGAGAGCCGATTATCCTTATAGAATGCAAGCACTGGAAACAAAACCTGAATTTTCACGACAATCAATTAATAAGGTATTTTAATGTGTCAAAAGCAAAATTCGGATTACTTACAAACGGTATAGAATACAACTTTTATACAGATTTGGATAAAGCAAATGTAATGGACAAGAAGCCATTCCTTATTGTTAATATGCTTACTATTTCGGATAACGATATAGAACAATTAAAGAAATTTCATAAATCGTATTACAACGAACAGGAAATATTAAGCACAGCAGCTCAACTTCAAATAATGCTTGCAATAAAAGAAATAATAACAAGAGAGTTTCAAAATCCATCTGATGAGTTTGTAAGGTATTTTATACGAGAAATAAACGACGGAAAATCATCTATTAAACAAGTTGAACAATATATTCCACTTGTCAAAAAAACAATCGACAATTATATAAACGATGTGATTTCGGACAGACTTAATGTGGCAATTTCAACATCAAATGAAAAACAACAGGTGGTTGCAGAAGTAGAAACAGAGCCAATAAAGCAAGGTAGGGTCATTGAAACTACTGAAACGGAACTACAAGGGTATTATATTGTAAAAGCAATATTAGCTAAAACAATACCATCATCACACATAACATATAAAGATAATGTTGATTACTTTGCAATAAATGTAGATAGCGTGTTTAACAATGTATGCCGTTTTCACTTCAACAACGAGGACAACCTGCGTATTTCGTTTAAAACAGATGAACATAAAGAAAAAATCAAAATTGATTCATTAGACGACATTTTCAATTTTTCAGAGCAATTAATTGAAATAGCAAAAAGGTATTTATAAACAATAAAAAACTTACTAAAATGAAAAAGATTATTTTACTCGCAGTTTTTTTGTCTCCATTATTAGTGTATGGACAAAATCCTTTTCCAAAAGATGAATCTGGAAATATTAATTTTACATTTATTGTAGAAAACAATCTAAACGCAAAGACTTTGTTTAGAAATGCAAAATCATGGATTGCAACATCTTCACTATCTACAGAAAGCAGAACTTATAAACCTAAAATTTCTATGGAAGACCAATCAACAGGACGTATCATTGTTGATTATGAATATTACAAATATTTACCAGGTAGTGGATTAAGTGAATCAATGACGGTAAGTTCATCATTTAGAATCACTTTTGATTTCAAGGATAAAAAGTATAGATTCAAAATTGAAGATTACATTGATGTATTAAAATACGGAAACAAAGAATATGTGAAAACTTTTTATACATTGCATGATGATTATGAAAAAAATGAAAATGTGTCTTTTGTGTTAAAAATAAAAAAATTCTTCATAGACATTTCGGATTCTATACAAAAGTCAATGTCAATAAGTGATGATTTTTAGGAGTAAACAAAATAATTCAAAATAATATGACAAACGAACAATTAGAAAAATTAGTATCGCTGTACAAAAAAGCGGTAAAAAACAACCTTACTGCCGGAGAGTTTATAGAGGAGTTGCAAAACGCAAAAATTCAACTCGACCGTTCATTTGTTGAATCAGGCAAAGAGGATATGAACTTGGGCGAGTATTTGCAGGAATTAGAGCAATTGAGAAATTTTGCAATCACATAAAAGCAAAACAAAACTATGCTAACAAAGCAATTAGAAAAGTTTGCATTGCTGTATCAAAATGCAGTAGAAAATGACATTACAGTTGGAGAGTTCGTGCAACAACTGAAAGATGCAAAAATCAAATATGCCATTGGTATATTTGAACCAATTAAAGAAGACATGAAATTTATCGACTGTTTGGAATGGTTAAAAAAAATAAAATATTACAATAATGAACAATCCTGAAAGTATCGCGGTAATAAATAGGTTCTACGAGGCTATTGATATGCTTATTGCGAGTAAAGTCATCCGTGGCAAGCAGACTTTCACAAGCGAGTATGGAATAAACAGGTGGAACTTCAACACTGTAAGACAAAAGCCTGAAAGCGATATGTTCCAACTCATTTGGATTTCGTACCTTGGTCGTGATTTCAATATTTCAGCTGAATGGATAATGACAGGAAATGGCGGAATGTTTGTAAAAGACAAATTACCAACAGTAAAACTTGGCTTTAAAAACAAAAAAAGAGAATGAATATCAAACGTGTTTGTCAATTCCTGCTTGATAAAGAGGTTGGAAAACAGGATGCCAAGCTCCGTTACCGTATAAAATGGAACAATAATAAAA